GCCAAGGACCTCCCCATCGCGCGCGAGATTATGCGCCGCTCGTGGCCGTGGGCCATCGCTCGGGGCTACTCGACGCGCAAGGCCAACGGCCAAGAGGAGTTGGAGCACACCGATGGGTCCCGGTGGATTGTCAGGAGCCAAGAGAGCGTCTACGGCTATGACACCTGCATGGGGCTCGTGGATGAGGCGTGGGGAATCCCTCCCGCCGTGGTCGATGACGGGCTGGAGCCGAGCCTGCTCGAACGGGTGCAGCCGCAACTCCTGCTGACCTCGACCGCGCACCGCAAGGCCACGCCCCTGATGCGGGTGCGCCGCGAGGCGGCCCTCGACCAACTCGCCACCCCGACCGACACCCTGCTGCTGCATTGGGGTGCCGACCCCTCCTCCCTGCCGACCGACCGGGCCGCGTGGCGGCAAGCCTCACCCCACTGGACTCCCGAGCGGGAGGACATGCTCGGGCGCACCCTCCATCGGATGATGAGCGGGCAGGCCGACCCCGACCCCGACGAGCCCGACCCCATCGAGGCGTTCAGGGCCCAGATGCTCAACATTTGGCCGTCTCCGAGGCGCACGGTGGCCCATTGGATTCCGCCCGAGTTGGTGTTGTCCCGGGGAACGTCCAGCGTGACGCTGACGGGCCCGGTGGTTGGAGCTTTGGAGGTGAGCGTGGATGGGCTGCAGTGGAGCGCAGCGGTGGCCGACGGCCAATTGGTGTCGGTGCTCGTGGGCCGACCGCTCACCGAGTGCCTGCGGTGGCTCGCGGCCCGGCACCCTGTCGAGGTCCTCGCGCATCAGGCGGTGGCCCACCAACTCCCCACCTCGATGACCGTCAAGCATGTGACCATCGGGGAGGCCACGGCTGCCGTCTCGGTGCTGGCCCAAGCGGTGCGGCAGGGGACCATCCGGTGGGACAACACCGACCCCATGGCGGTGCAGTTCTCCCACGTCGTGGTCATGCCGGGCCCCGGGGGCCCCCGCATCGGTGACCGGGTGAGCCGAGGGCCTGTCGAGGCAGTCAAGGCGGTGTCGTGGGCCCACTGGCGGGCGGTGCACAACGCCCCCGAGGGTCCTGCCATCTTCTGAGGTTGCGCGCTATGCTCCTCAGCAGGCCCATACGCGCATCCCGGCGCTCCCCTCAGCACCGGAGGCAGCGCCACGATGCCAAGCCCGTCACGCCGACTCAGGACCCGCTCGGCGGTGTCCTCCAAGTTCCTCTACGCCACCGACCAGCAGCCCGACGTGCTCTACAACGGGCCGCCCGACGGGTGGGTGGTCGACACCCTCGGGGAGTGGCGCGGCCCCACCACCATCGGCTCGACCGGGGTGCAGGTGGGCACCGGGCGCAACGCCCTCCCTGCCTTCATGCGGGCCACCACCCTCATCACCGACACCCTCTGCGGGCTGCCGTGGCGAGTCATCCGAGGTCGGGACACCATGGACCCGCCCCGGTGGGTGGCCGACCCCCACCTGCTCCGACCTGACGGGCGGCTCGGTGACGGGCGACGCTGGCCCGGTGCCCTCAACCGCATCGAGTTCTGGTCGCAGGTGGTCACCTCGGTGCTCTGGCACGGCAACGGCTTCGTGTGGGTGGCCGAGGACACCCCCGACGGGCCCCGCCCGGGGTTCGCATTCCTCAAGGTCCTCAACCCCACGCATGTCGGGTGGGATGCCGAGGTCGGTGACTACACCATCGGAGGGGAGCCCCTCGGGGACCTCGGCGGGCGGCTGCTGCACTTCCGAGGGCTCCCCCCGTATGACTCGGCAGGCTTCGGGCTCGGGGTGGTGCAGCGCCACGCCTCCAACCTCGGGCTGGCCGAGGCGGTGCGCGAGTACGCGGCCAACACATTCAGGTCCGGCATCCCCAACGGCTACCTGAGGGTGACCTCAAGCAACCTCACCGAGCCCGACGCGCAGAAACTCAAGGCCAAGTGGATGGAGGCCCACGGCAACGCGCGCACCATCGCGGTCCTCAACGCCTCCACCGAGTTCACCCCACTGGCCATCAGCCCGCTCGACGCGCAACTCATCGAACAGTGGCGCATGACGGTGGCCGACATCGCGCTCATGTTCGGGGTGGAGCCCACGATGCTCGGGGCCCCCTCGGGCGACTCGGCCACCTACGCCAACGTGGAGCAGAGAATGCTCACGTTCTGGACCCACACCCTGCAGCCGTGGGCTCGGCGCATCGAGGAGACTCTCAGCGCCGAGGTGCCGCATGGGACGTGGGTCGAGATGGACATGCGTGGCCTGTTGCGTGGCGACTCGATGAGTCGGGCCACCTTCTACGCCTCGGCCCTTGAGCATGGGTGGATGACGGTCGATGAGGTGCGCTCGGTGGAGCGGCTGCCCGTCATGCCCAATGAGCCGCTGCCTGCACAGCCCGATTGGCCGGGCCGTGGCGAGGAGTTGCCACCGGGGCCGCACTTCACCGACCCCACCGTCACCCCCGAGCAGTTCACCGAGGAGAAGGGTGGCGCGACTCGGCCCACCATCGTCAAGGAGGTTCCCGCATGACCACCACCCAGCACACCACCCACGCGGTCGAGTTCCGCATCGCCGACGAGGGCGACGGGCGCACCATCACCGGCATCGCCGTGCCCTACGGGGAGGTGTCCTCGATGGTGCCCGACCCCCAGGGCGAGAAGTTCCTCCCGGGAGCGTTCCGCCGCAACGTCGCCAACATGCGGCAGGCGGGGCGGTGGCCCAAGTTGTTCATTGGCCACAACCACGAGCGCGCCGTGGGCAAGGTCCTCGACATGCAGGACACCGACGAGGGCCTCACCTTCGCCGCCCGGCTGGCCGGGACCCCTGCCGGGGACGCTGCCCTGCTCGAAGTGCGGGAGGGCACCCTCGACTCCCTGTCCATCGGCTTCGTGGCCATCAGGGAGCGGCGTGGGCAGCGGGGTGTGCGCGAGGTGGTCGAGGCTCGGGCCATCGAGTTGTCCCTCACCCCGCTCGGCGCGTACTCGGGGGCCTCGGTGCTCTCGATGCGCAACGCGGGCGGGCCGCTGCTGCCTCCGATGCCGAGGGTGGACCCCGGTGCCGGGCTGCGGCTCCCGCTCACGTTCCCTCGGTGAAGAATCTTCGGTGCGCGGCTTCGAGCTGCTGCCGCGCACCGCAAGATTTCCACGCCGGCGACCCCCTGAAACCGCCTCGACCCCCCCTCGTGGCAGGAGATTCTCCTGTCACCTACGGGACAACGCGGTGCGCCTTGGCTATGCTGGCCCCGAGCGACTCGGAGCCTGCTCGGAGTCCCACCTCGAGGAGTGACACTGCAGGGCCTCGGCCCCGCCCCCACCTCGACCGGGACCACCACCACGGCCACCACTCGACATCACCCCCCCAAGTGATTCCGACGGTGCCCTAGGAGGCCCCCATGTCCAAGTACCTGTCCGACCTCGTGGCCGAGCGCACCGACCTCGCTGCCGCCATTGAGACGCTCACCGAGAAGGCGGCCACCGAGGGCCGTGACCTCACCGACAAGGAGATGACCGAGGTTCGGGACATCCAGACTCGGTGCGCTGACATCGACGCGCGCTTGGAGACGTTCGGCGCGGCGCAGGACTCCAATCGCAAGTTTGCCGACCTCATGGGCCGCATCGGCTCGCGCGAGGAGCGCAAGGCTGAGGCCAAGGAGGCCGAGTCCACCTCGTGGGGTCGGTCCTTCATCGAGTCTGCCGAGTTCCGCAACTACTCGGGCCGTGGTGCCTCGGGTGCCGTGGTCCTGCCGTTCGAGGTGCGCGCGGCGGGCGACATCGCCCACATCGTGAGCGCCGACCTCGGCATCCCGAAGGCTCAGTGGGATGGGGGCCTGTCGAGGTCCTACGCATTCCCGCTCATCGACGTGGTGGCCAAGGAGACAATCTCCAGCGGCGCGGTCGAGTGGATGGAGATGAGCGACGTGAGCGACGCGGCGGTGGTCCCCGAGGGCACCCTCAAGCCCGAAGCCACCATCACCTTCACCCCGCACAACGCGGCTCTGGACACCATCGCCCATTGGAAGGCCATTACCCGGCAGGCCCTTGAGGACAAGGCCCGCATCCAGAGCATCGTGGAGGGTGCCCTGCGTCGGGGCCTGCTGCAGAAGATCGAGAAGGACCTCGCAGCGGCCATCGGCACCGGGGTGACCGCCACCGCCGAGGGTGACGACCTCCTCAGCGCCATCCGCGTGGGCATGGCCACCGTCGAGGGCAAGGGCTTCGTGCCGAGCGTGGTCCTGCTCAACCCCGCCGACTACGCGGCGCTCGACATCGCCGCCATCGGCAACGCGGGCGGGGCCGACCGCCGCGCCGCGTTCTGGGGGCTGCGTGCGGTGTCCGTGCCGGGCCTCACCGCTGGCAC